TGGTGGGAACTGGCAAGCCGGTCATGCGCTGCCTGCAATTGGTTCATAAGCCCAGGATGTTGTTCGACGCCGCCCTGAACCTGCGGCAGTAATTTTCAGCAGGTAATCAACCGTTTCCTTTCTCAGGCTAAGATCACCTATTTTTTTGAATTTTCCCGCCGTTGTACTGTGTCAGCGTTTTAGCGATATCACCTTTATATCGGATCATGTTGTCGCGCAGGTATCTGCCTGCGGCAAGTGTGGCTTTGTTCGGATCAAATACGTCATCATTACTCAGTCCGTACGCTTTTGCGGTACCAGGCATAAATTGGAATAACCCGGCAGCACCAGTAATTTTTATTTATCGCCAGCGGATTCCACGACGATTCTTTCCCCGCAATGGCAGACATTAACCCTTTAGGCAAACCTGCCTGGTTGTTCATCTGCTCAACGAAATTTTGAATGCTCCCTTTTAGTGCCGGTGGCATCTGGTAATCGCTATGCGCTTTTTCCTCTGAGAAGATATCCGTATATTTATTGGTCATCGGGTTGGCGCCCGGGAGCTGGCCGCCGAGGTATTTGTTACCGAAATTCACCAGCCCGGTATCTGCGCTATCAGCCCCTTTCCCGGTGCCGTCCAGGCTAACCCCGGGAACATTGCCAGCAATCCATTTAATCGCCTGCCCTAAAAGCTGAACTATGGTTTTTACACAGTCTGTAAAAGTCTTTAAATCGGTTTGGAAACTGTCCCCGCCGATCCATTTAGCAATGCTTTCTAACCCCCTCCCCACAGAATCAAACAGCGCTTTCCCGTTCTTACCGCTGATAAAACTCTGAATGCTTTTTGTTAGGCTGTCAGAGAGATTAGTAATCGGCCCGTTAAGGCGGCTCACCGCACTGAGAAAGGTATTCATAATCTGATCGGCATTATTCGAAAGGTTACCGTACGTCTGCTGCAGTCCTGCCTGCGTGCCGGGACTCAAACTAGCATCGAGCCGTTTTGACTGTTCGGCATACTGCTGATTGAGGAACGGGAGTTGCCCGCTGTTGGCAGCGATCTGGTTGGCCGTTGCCACATCCACAATCCCGCCCAGACCGAACCCGTTAAGCACTGACTGGGAAACGTCCGGTTTTTTTGTACTGTTTGAGCAGTTCAGATATGCGGGTGAGGAACTTCGGCATGTTCTCCGCAGCGCCGTCCTGCGGATTAATCCCGAGACTCAACAGCCCGGAATATGCCGGGTTTTGTGGATCATTCTGCGCGGCCGCCAGGTTCTGCAAAATGCTGCCCGCCCCGTCGAAGCGGGAACCGTATACATTTTTCGCCGCCTGCATCTGCCCAGTGGTGACATTCAGCGCCTGAGAGGATCGATACTGGTTTGTTGCCTGTCGCGCCAGCAGGCCGAACCCCAGCGGCCCGCCCACGGTCAGCGCAATCAGTTTGGTCCCCCACGACAGCGTGCCGGTAAATAAACCTTTCAACGTGCTGGTGGTGGTCACCAACGTACGGTTGATCAGGCCGAAAGTTTTCAGCGTGTCTTTAGCGTCTTTATTGAGCTTTTTAAGGAACTTATCAAACTCGGTTTCCGGTTTTTTCTTCCCTTTATTATCAGGGTTGCTGTTGGTATTCGGCACCGGTACTGGCGCGGGAGCAGGCGCACCAGATACCGGGAAGTTAAACGGGCTGCCCGACGGGCCGACGCCAAACGCGGCTTTAAACTTTTCGGATATCTCATTGAGCTGGCGGATCTTATCTTCATCGATATCCAGCGTCAGGACGGGGAGTTGATTTCCGGCCATCAAAATACTCCTGGCGGTTTGCATTTCAGCAGCTCACGCAACTGAGCCGCCGTTTTCACGTTTACCCCGGTATCGAGGAAGAGCTCGGTAAAGCCGATGCCTGAGCAGTAGTCGAAGATTTCGCTGACGACGTGCTCTCCGTCTCGCCAGAACTGGCGGGTGGCTTCGATATCGGTAATGAAGCGATCCACGCCGTAAGGTTCAAGGATGTGGTAGCACTGTTCCACAGACCAGACACCATGTTCATTAACGGCGTGGCCTGATCCGGCTTGTTTATCGCACAGACACATATAAAAAAAACCAGCTCGCTGATCACGTCGTCTATGTCCACCACCCCGCTGTCGATCGCAACATCCAGCGGTTTCGAATCCCAGCCTTTCCCCTCGACCGGATAGACGAGATTTGAGAGACGAATGATTTCGTTCACCAACGTGTTTTTGACACCTTGCGGCCCCTCCCAGATCTCGCCGTCTTTCGATAACTTTTCCAGCATGAGATACGCCACGCGGGGACCGGCCATAGCGCCCAGACCCTCAGAGAAAATCGCAGAGAAGGTTTTGCCCAGGATAAAGAAATGCTCTTTATAAATTTCTTTCGAAATCGGCATTGAATGGATGTAAGCCGTGCCGGTGTCCGTTTCCACCGGCACAATCAGGTTCATTGAACGAGAAATTTTCATCAGATATCCCACATTGCGGAGTTAACGTAATACGTGCCGGTCAGGGTGATCACGACGCCCGGATCCCCACCTGCAAAAGTCATGTCACCGACGGACGTAATTGCTGTATTCACCAGGTCGAATTCGCCGAAAGTGCTGCTGTCTGTGTACAGACGCAGATCGCCCAGAATGGCATCGAGTTCAATCTGTGTTTTGTATTGCGACGCCAGCGCCTGGCTGCGCAGCAGGTGAATTTTCGCCTGTGACAGCACGTAGGGTTGAGGTGACTGAACAACACCGGTCATGGCCGGTAGCGGTTCAACAATGTTGCCCTGAAAGGTGATCTCCACTCCCTCTTTTGCCAGATATGAAGCGGAGACATTCAGCTGCGGATAATCGGTAAATTTGGCGCTGGCACGGACGCGGTTTAACACGCCCGGTTTGATCATAGGATTTGGCACGGTGCAACTCCTTTACGACAATTGCATTGTCACGTTGATATTGAAGATGATTTCTACGAAGCCGCGCATAGGCGTATAGGTGGCAGACAGGCCCGCATAACGGCCAATGCCGTAATCATTCGGGTTATCTTTAACGTACGTTTTAAACGCTATGGCATTAACCGGCGTCTGACCGTTGACCAGTCCGTAAGACACGCCGGTATTAAACACGCCCTGTGCAACCTGCTGCAGGCGATCAATCCCGTCCTGGTTGTAATACAGCGGGTTAATCGGGTTGTTACTGCCGTTGATCACCGCGTTCGCAAGCTGCATATCAACGTTGATCTGCACCCAATCCACCGAATACCAGTACGTCATGTCGTTGCCGTCGCTGGTGACCCCCTTAATCAGGATGGTGTTTGAAATCCCCCCTTCTGCGCCGGTACCAACGTAATTGATATTATTCGACGCCATGGTGGAAAGGATGGAGGATTTCGCCGCATTGGCATTGACCGCCAGCAGGAAGCGGAACGCCATCGGCGGGACTTTGTTTATTTCTGACGGCGACGGTGATACGAAATTCCACATCGTGGCCGCTGCGGCGTTCGTGGCCGGATACGTGTCATCACACAGCGCGATAACCGATTTAATGCCAGCGTAAGGGCTTGTGTAATTGGTGTCCGTCGGAGTTGGCGTGAGAGTGAAGAAATACTGCATTGCCTCATCTGCCGTATAGAGTTTCGCCAGTGCAATGAAATCAGGGTCAGCGTCCCATGTTGCAGGGACCAGATAGGCATAGAATCGTTTTACCGGTTCTTCCATGTAAGTTTTCAGCGCGTCCACCGCGTCGCCGACATCATCATTCTGATAACCCAGCTCGAGGACATGCACACCGACTGAATTCCCCTGCGCGAAGAACGTATTTACGGCCGTCACCAAATTGTCACTGCCATCGAGCGTAAATTTACCGAGGGTGGTCGGCTCACCGTCAAGGGTGGATCCGGGAACCGTCCATTCCAGCGTGGTGGTATTTTTCAGCGTAGCCGTGAACGTGCCATTCCATTTTGACGGCGAGCATCCGGTGATAGTGATATCAATCTCACTACCCGGATCCCTGTCAATTGTGCTGCCAGATGGCAATGCCAGCGTAAAGTCGGAACCATAAGACGACATTTCCGCACTGAGCGATTGAATGCTGTTTTGCACCAAATCCGTAATTTCTGAATCCTGCGTGATCAGTACCGGTTTTCCTGCTTCCTGCATCGTGGCGCCGCAGGAAATGATCGCCGCCATCTGCTGCAGCTTCGACGGCGTGGCACCGACAGTTTGCGAGACGTTAACCGTGACAATTCGATAAGCCATTATTTGACCTCATAATTAAAGATGACTTCTTTGATAAGCTGCGTAGAAATTTCGCGCGCCGTTGCCTGGTAATAATTGACGTCGAAATCGATGTATTTCAGCTTTGCCCGTGCGCCAATCTCCACCTGCGTGGATTTGCCGTCAGTGACAACGGGCAGGTTCGTTACGCCGAACGTTTCATCCTCGAGCGCGGTATCAACCACGTAATCCCTGAAATCCAGCGCCTGGGTATTACTCATGCCAAACAGGGTCACGCGGACGCGATCCTGTGTTTGCTGCCAGCGCACACCGTTAAACATGACCGGAGCAACCTGCAGCGGCTGACTGTCGCGCACGTCAGCAACGATATAAGGCGGTCTGAGGTTTGAAGGGGAAAGGAACGACGGGTAAACCGTGGCGAACTTTTTCAGCGCCAGCCAGATCGGGGTACTGTTCGACAGAATGAGTTCATCCGATATCTCATCTGGGCTGTCGATGATCTGCGTACGCATCGTTGGCAGCACTGCATTCCCGCGGTAGTGAAAAATCCCTGCCTGCGTGTAGCGGCTGTCCATGCGCGAAAATGAAAACTGCGTACCGGCATACTCACCGAGGTAAATCGCCTCCGGGTTCTCGACGTTGAAATCATCAATTTTCTCAACCGGTGTAAAAATGATGCTGTTCACCGCCTGCGACAGCGTTTCCGATTGCTCGGTCACCACCTGCCGGTGCAGGCTCCCTTTGATCGAAATGACGTGCGGGTTGGTGATATCCAGCCGCGCCAGTTCGGCAGCACTGACAATTTCCGCATTCACCCAATACACAAAGCCATCGAGCGGCAGTACCTGTTTCACGTATAAACGAAAGGTGATTTCCTGCCCTGAGGAGATGGTTTCGACTGCGGATTGGAGAACGGAGGAAAGTTGGGTACCGGTGTTTTCTGCAAACTCGTCAAGACTCGGCATCGTCATCTATCCACGCTACAAAAGAGGATTTGAATAACCCGCCATCGATAAACGACGGACGCCGCTCACCATATTTCTGTTTCAGCCGTGAGTTCCGACCGTCCAGCGCGGCGAGCGTGGGTACACCGTCAACGGCCAGTCCGGCCATCTCTTCGTTTTCAAGGAAGATGTTAAAGGTGCGCATGGTGTCGCCCAGCAGTTCCCCGCTCGTCAGCGGTGCACCGTGCTGAATATGGTTGATGAGGGAATACGCCAGCGCCTCCCCTACCTCAGGCACGATGTCGCCCTTATGCAGTTCCCAGAAATTTGAAAAAAGCAGATATTTCTCTTCCAAAATTTCGGCAACTTCGAACGTGGTAGCCGACGTGTCGCCGTAGTCATACGGCAAATCAATAACACCCAGGCAGACTTTCACGGCGTGTACCCCCAGAGCGACCCCAGTTCCATCAGCACCGCGATCACCTGACGGCCGTACGGGTCTTGCATCATCATCAAATCACCAAGGGTGAGGTTGCTTAACGCCTCACCGATAACAATAGATCCTGACGTTCCCTGATCCGACGCCGACGACATCAGGCCGGTGATCAGCTTCCCGACCCCGAGCTTTTTCCGCATATCAGTAAAATAAGTGCTCGGCGGGGTATCGTTGCCATAATTGAGCAACAGCGACGCGCCAGCGTTATAAACCGTGTTCGTGTAGATGGTTGGCAACCGGCACAGCCCCATGCCGACGTTCACCAGCTCGAGCGCAGCGTCATAGCAACACCTGAGCGTCGGTGAATCGTCGGTGATCGCCGTAACCGGCACGCCCATCACGCCACGAACAAAACCGAGGAATCCCTCGAACGTCGGGCGCAGGGTCATTACTTACCTACCTTCACAGTTTTTTTCAGTGACGGCGCGTTGTCCTGCTCATCGTTAACCGCTTCGCCGACAATTTCCATCTGCAGACCGTCATCAGCCGGTTTTTCGCCGGTTTTGATCACTTCGTTGTTGATGGTGTTGTTAATCGATACGGCGGTGGCTTCGAGAATTTCCTGAGACAGGTTTTCAAGATTTTCAGTTTTCTGCTCTGCGCCGTCTTCAATGGCGCCGAGCGTGACCACTTTGTCGATGGAGTAGCAGATCCCGGAAAATTTCTTATCCACTTTGTTGCAGGCCTGAAAACCGTACGGCTCATGCTGCTTGATGATATGGGCGATAACCTCTGACTGGTTTTCGATCATGTGTTGCTCACCGGCGCGGATGGTCACACCAAATTGCTGTGTTTTTTCCGGCAATTTGTAATTGAAAGTGTGTGCCTGACGGGAACAGTTAGCGACATAAAGTTTCATGGATTTACCTCAAAAAACAGGGAGCGTTTGCTCCCCTATTCGGCCAAAAATGACAACGCAGAAATTTTTAATATTTCGCGGAAAGCAGGGTCACACCCTCTGGACGGAAGTTCCAGCCTGGTGTTGAGCGCATGGTGTACAGCGTGGTTAAACCGCCGTCCGGCATCGGTGACGGGATTTCAGTCGGCGCGGCCATATCGCAGAACATCACGTTCACGGCCTGCTGATTCGGGGTCAGTGTCGCGAAAATGTTGGTGTTGATGTCCTGACGTGCATCAGGAACAACCAGTTCAGGATTGGTGACGATAATCAAATCGGTACCGCCCGCACCTTTGCCGATCAGCGTGTCGTCGGCGCAGAAAATCACGTCGTCGCCGCTGGCCTCATTGGCAATGGTTTTGATCATGGTACCGACCGTTGCAGTACCGCCGCCCGGACGCTGGTAGCTGGTCAGCTCGACAACACCGGTCCATGCCAACGCCTGCAGGAAGCGCTGCGGTGCCAGAACGACGGTGGTCAGCGTCTGTCCCAGCAACATCATGCGGGATTTCTGACTGGCGATAAGACCCAGCATAAATTTCGCCATTTCGCCTGCATCCCAGGTGGTGTACGAATCGTTGCCCTGGCTGTCGCTACCCAGATTCGATGTAATGGCGTTCGGAGAGTTAGTGATCCCTTCGTTGTTCGCAGCATTCACGCCGTACAGCAACATGTTACGCAGCTGCTGCGCATGGCCCTGACGGTTAGCCAGACGCAACGCATCAACCAGTGAATAACCCCAGCGGCTCGCCGCGTCAGTATCGAGATAGCTGTACTGGGAACGGGTAGACATGCGGTAGGTCATCATCTGATCGTACGATGGCACGATACTGGAGGATGGTAACTGGCCCGGCAAAGACTGGCCGACGTGCGCCTGCGTGGTGGCGCGTAAATATTTCTGGTAAACAACCAGGTCACTTGACCCGATTTTTACCGCTGGTGAGCCGCCCGGTAAGATTTCGAATGCGCCGGACGCCATGCTGTACTGCATGATAACTTCCGGCAACATCATGGACGGCGATACTGTGGTCATCGCGGGTGCAAATGCGCTCATTGATTAACTCCTTAAATTAAAAACAGGCCGCAAGGCTTATCAGTTGCCCAGACCATGTTGCCGTCGGTCTCTTTTTTCACTGTCAGGTTCCCCTGCATGGAAACCATCAGCAGTTTGATGTTCACTTTCGGGTTGCCAGACGAGGCGCTGGAATAAATCTCCACGCAGTTATTCGTCATATCCCACACAAAACCATCAGCGCCGACTGCATCACCAGTCGTTGCCAGTGCGGCAACGTCCTGACTGATAGGCAGCGGGATACGTGCGTTAGAACCGACTCGGTAGTAGTGAACGGAGCCGCCAGCAACATACAGCGGCACCGTGTTGCTGGCCGTGGTTACGCCGTGAAACGCCTGGTTGAACACCGTGAAGGCGTTGCAGACAGAGGCGGTGGCTTCTTTGATAAGCGCGCCCGCCACGTTGGTTTCAGTCGTGGCCACGCACTCCATCACCCCAACACCGCCCCACAGGAAGCTCTCCTGCGTAGGGTCAATCTGCCCGGAACATAACTGCAGACGGACCGCCGGATCATCATGCGCGTCACCCTGCGTCAGGCCGCGAGACTCGACGTTAAAGCCGTTGGAAAACGAACCCTGAGTTTTGAAGGGCTGGAACGGAATAGTTGCTGTCATTTGCTCAGGCTCCCTGGCGTGTTGAATTTAACGAGGCGTTGCCCCGGCATTTTGAAAGGCGCGAGCCAGCTGTTCATGTCGCCGACGTATTCCGTGATTTTTCGCCCGGCTTCGTCACTGCGCACGCGCTTATGCAGCGTACCCGGCGTACTGGCCATTTCGTTCTCAATGGTTTTTTTCGCCTCGTTGTAGATGGCGCTTTCAATCACTGAGAGAGTGGCTGAGTCGGCGATCGCACGGATATCAACATCCTTGTGCCCAGGTGAATGCTTTTGCATCGCCATCAGGACACGCTTGCGGTAACCCATCGGTGTTTCGCCAGATAGCGGCGCAGGCGCACGTTGGCCACAGGCGGTATATGCTGAGTCAGCTTTAACCTGTGCATCAGTCAGATCGCCGTCAGCTTTAGCTTTTTCTTCGGCATCAGCTTTGGCTTTGTCTTCTTCAGCTTGCGCGTCAGCCTTGGCTTGCTCCTCCGCATCAGCTTTCGCTTTTGCCTCGGCTGCTTCAGCTTCTTCTTTTTCAGCGGCATCATTTTTTGCTTCCAGTTCTGCGTCTGCTTTCTCCTTCGCTTCTTTTTTCTCGGCATCTTCGGCATCTGCTCGCGCCTTGATGCCGCTTTCTAACGAATCCATACGTGCTGAAAACGATTCGATTTTCGTACTAAACCCGCCAAGCGCATCACCGATGGCTTTTTGCAGGACGGTCTGGAGTTGTTGTTCATCCATTTCTATATCACCTGTGTTGTTGGTAACCTCGACCCCAGACGGGATCTCGTCTTTATCCCACACGCCGCGCGTGCCGTGGGACTCTGTGACCAGGGCGATGTGATCGATAAGAAACGGCGTTCCCTCAATGAGGAAATTTGTGTCGCCGTCCATCGTTTCCACATTCCCTGACGCGTTGTTGAAGATGACCGACGGGCTGGTAGAAACCGTCCCTTTCAAAATCTCTTCAACGATGCTTTTCACGTAAACACGAACAACCGCCCAGACTTCATCCCCCTTGATGTAAGGCAGCATGACGCTCCCCACGGTTCGGGTTTTGTAGTCTTCCTCGGTTAACATCGCGTCTTCCGGATGATTAGCCAGAACCGGCAGCCCGTTGCAGCGCCGCAGGAACTCGTCGTTCAGGTAGAGATTCGGATCTCGCCATACGTGCTCTTTCAGGCCTGTGCGGTACGCCAGACCTGTACCCGTAATGCGCAGATTCACCAGCCACATATTTGAGAACCGAACCGGCGACGGCGTGGTGCCATCACGGATACGTTCAGCGACTTCAATCTCGGTTAAGCTCACGTTTCCCTTTCTCCGTTAAAAATTCCTCTGGTAGTTTTTGCCAGGCATAAATAGGGAATACCTGACAGCTGCAAAACACCTCTTCCCCAGCAGCGGTTATTTCGTCATAAAAGCCGTTTACCGGTTTGATTAACCCCTGCTGCACAGCCCATGAATCACGAACCAAATAAATCAGTTCGTCGCGTTCCTTGTGATCTTCCCGATAGTCATAGCCCGGGCGCCGCCACGGCGAATGCCAGCGAAAGCCGATGGCGCCGCCCTGTATAGAAAGAAGGTATTTCACGTTGCTGGTAAGCTTGTGCCCCTGATCGATGGCCACGCGCCGGCTGATAAAATTCAGGTCAGTAACAGATTTTTTTATATCTGCTTTCTGACCGTTCTTATCGATGCTGCTCACCCCGTCAGGAGGGATTGACGACACCCACCCTTCGAAGCGCTGCACGGTGCGTTCAATGGCCTGTTCACGGTTGAGTTTGATCAGGTTCGCACTCGCAAAAATTCGCCGGTCTAATTCCTTGCGGAGATCGGGTTTTATTTTGTCGAGCGTGATTTTTTTGGGGCCGTCTGCAGGCTGTTCCCGCAATACCCCGCCATCGATGACCAGGCGGCTGTAAATAGAGGTGAGGTGCTTTCTTGCAATGCTGTCGTTCGGCGCTTCCCTGCTGGCGGCAACCCGCAGTTTCCGGCTCCAGTCGAGCAGCGATTTTTGCGAGTCCCAACCGCGGTCAACATAGTGATTAACAGCCTCAGTCAGCACCTCATACAGCGTTTTAATCTTCCTCTTCGCTGGTCGGGAGGTTCGTTTGTCCGCCATTATTAGGATCCTGCGGTGGTGGTGGCTGGTACGCTGAAAGCGTATCCATATCGATGATCAGAGGAATATCGCCATACGTCTTGGTGTTATTCGCAACACTGGAAAGCCAGTCAGCAAGGTTTGCGCGGTTAACGGGATCAACCTGAGGGGAAACGGCAGTAAATAATGCGATGGCCTGTTGGACAACCTTGCTGTCGCTCTCCCGGCGCTTGTCCGGGGACTCTTCCACCAGTTCTTGCCATTCAGCGCGAAATTCGCGACGCCACTGGAAAAACGTAGTTTGATAGTCCTCAGTAATCACTTCAGGAAAATCGATTTTCATGGAGTCGTAAAAATCCTCACTCCAGGCGATGTACTGCACGATGTTCTCGAAATAATCCATCACTGGCTCGATGCTTTGCCTCACACTGTCGATGTACTGACTGATGGCCTTAGCGTCCTGAGTACCCTCTCCAAATCCATTTGAAAGCGCCTCCTCTTTGATCAGAATGGCTGGCACGTCACTACCTGATGCAATATCAGAAATAATATTGTCGCGGGCAGCTGTCAGCGCTCCATCAATGTTTTGTAAGTTCAAAGACTCAATATCGTCATTTTGACCGATACTGATCACACCTTCGTTTTCGGCGATTTTCACGATTTCTCGTTTTTTCCCCGTCGCCGCAGCCATAATCCCGCTGGCAACCGATCCGTTTTGCACCACCTTTGCAACCAGCACCCCGGCCTTTCTGCTGACCAGATTATTGGTCACCATTGTTCCCACATAAGATTTCATCGGGTACAACACACGCTGGAAAACGCTGCGCCCAGTGAAACCGAATGCTGAATTCTGGTAGTGGAGATAAATCGGCGTACCGTTGAATACCTTCGCAGTGCGTGACGGGTGCCATTTTTTGCCGGAAACTTGCAGTGTTTTATTGGCCTGTTGAAACTTGCGGCTGTTCGCGTCTTGGTCAGTCACCATCGACCCAGCAGTATTGAGTGGATCCCAGACGTTAATAAACACGTCTTCTTCCTTTAGCCCGAATCCCGGTAGCGGTTCACTATTGGCCGTTTCGTCAGTCCCCACACCCACGGAGGAAGCGCCATAGCAGCGGGAGAGGAAAAATAAATTCCTGACTTTATCGTTGATACCCATGCGCTCCATCACATCTTTAAACTGACGAATAACGCGCTCGTCTGGGTCCGTATCAACGTTGTAAATGCGCGGTTTGCTTAACGCCATAGTGATGGGCTTTTCGACCAACTTCCCGCCGAGCGGGTGAAACTGCCAGAGGAGCTTACACACCTCATACCCAGCATCAGAACCAGGTTGAATCTCCTCAGCCCCGAGGATATCCATCAACTCTGAGCTGAGATTGCTATCAATGTGAATCTCTGCCATTTACAGATTTTCCTGTTTTAAAGCGCCTCGTAGTTGCCGAACGCGATGATCAGCCCGTACACGTAGCAGTCGAAGAGGTCATCAGCGCGTTTATGGGCTTTCGGGTCAGCCAGATGGAAACCAGCGATCTGGCGCCATAGGTGATTTGCAGTTTTTTTCTTAAACTCAACCGCTTTGTCGAAGGCTTCCTGAGTAATTTTGCACTTACCCATGAAGTGGTGTCCTGACGCCATAACTGCGCGCTCGTCCTTCCCTTTTGCGGTCAGTACCGACTTAATCGGCGTCATGTCCCAGTTTTCTGTTTCAGCCTTCTGATTCAGGATGGCGCCCATTGCGGCGTCTTCCATGAACACGCCCTGACTCCCCAGGCGGGGACGACAGATTTTTGCCAGCCGCTCCAGATTGTCGTAAACACTCGGCATGTACTCAGGCAAAAGGGAGGCTTTGATTTGGGTAATATCCCAATCAATGATCCTTAAGCTGGGTTCTGAGTAGGTTTGCTCGTATGCGAAATAAACGAAGCCCGTACCGTCGTTCTCTGTTCCGCCCTTAAGTGCCGTGTCTGCTATTGCAAAAATCATGTCGCAAGTGGTCGGCATTGCTACCGGTTTGCCATCCACCAGCAGTTTTTCAATATCCAAAAATGCATCTTTCGACCAGTCGATAAACTCAGCCAAAAACTCCTGCTGCCACACGCGCGGATCCGTGTTTTTCTCCATTTCCGCCAGTTCATCAGCGGGCAGGTGCGGGTTAGTTCTGGACGGCGCGTGATGCTCATGGAATCCATGTATGGGGTCGTTACAGATGGCATAGAAAAAGTTTTGATCGTTGATGCCGTCCGGCGTGGAGAATACCCAGGCACGACCGCGATAATCGACCAACGTCGGCTTGATAGCGCGGGGCCAGATCTCCTCAAGCATTTCCGGCGATTTGGTAAATGCAGCTTCATCAATCAGCACGGCGTGGTATTTACGCCCACGGCCTGCCAGTTTGTTATCGTCAGTTACCCAGAAATCTATCTTCCCGCCGTTTTTGAGCAGAATGCGCTTTTCGCTGCGGGACTGGGTTTTAATCAGTGACCCTAGATAAGCGATCAGTTCATCGAAGATTTCCTGATATTGCCGGTACTGCGCGGTGAAGATACCGACACGGCCAGCAATAGATTTTTTGGTACCGGGTATCAAAAACTTATTTGTCACGTAGCTGATGGCGATATCAACCAACATGACCGTTTTACCCCAGCGACGACCGCAGCGGACGGCGTTATAGCGGTGTTCGCTGCCCTCCGTCCAAACCCGCAGCTGCTCGGCGTGCAGTTCGGGAATGAATATTTCCTTCATCATTCATCTTCCTGCGTATCCTGCTGCACAGCGCCGGGGACTTTCAGCGCACCGTGGATAATGATCGTATCGCCTGATTTCCCCGGGCCTTTTTTGATGAGCTCGATCTCAGCCTGAATTTTTTCGTTGCTCAGGCGAACGCGCTCAATTTCCAGCAGTCGCAGTTCCCTGTCCTGTTCGCTGGCGGCGAGGTTATGGAAAGCAGCAAGGTTTTTTAAGGCGGCGTCCTGGTCGCGCGTCATTACCTCAATGCCGAATTTGGTTTTCTTCACTCCGGCAATCAGGCGGCGGGCTGGTCCCACAACGTCGCGGGTGTCGGCCTGAAACACATCCTCGATACCTTCACCGGCACAACGTGGGCAATCTGGGTTAGGATCATCATTGGGCAGGAATCCCAGCCCGCCGTATTCCGGTTCTTTCTTCCCGTCTGCTGATGCTTTTGCAGCGGCCTTGTCGTATTCCTCAACGTCGCGCCACTGATAAAAGAAGTTCTCGCCCCAGCAATAACGACAGCACACACGGCGCATCTGAGAAATCTCGCCGGGATCTGCAACCGCTATTTCGTGCCAGTGCCTGAGAATTTCCTGCGCGCTAAGAATGACGCCCTGCTGCAGCTGCTCGATGCCGCGGTTAATTGCACGCGCTATCGATACTTTCCGAAACAGCATGCGGGCATTTCGATCCGACCCTGTATAGAGAGTCTTTTTTGTACGCGTCATATTTATTACGACTCTCGAGGTAATACATAACGAACAGACTTTCCTGCTCTGATAATTCTGCGCAACAAGCGGATCTTTCCGGATCTTGCCCTTCGCTTTTTTGCGCAGTTTTCCTTGAGGGCTTTTCCAATACTGGCGCGGCTTGTTGCGATT